TTGAGACTACCCGCCCGTCTGGAGACCTTTCAATATCCAAATTAGGGGGTGTTCCTGGGGGTTGCTGTTGCTGTCTACGAAGTTCTTCTAGTTTGTTATCCATAACATTCATTCGTAAATCTGCTGGCCCCATACCAAACATCTGTTGTCTGTTAGACAAATGCTCTATACTAGCCATTAAGTTGGTATTTATTTGCTCTACGGCTTCCGCTGTTATATCTGCGTAAGAGGCTTTAAGAGCATCCACTAAATCTAAATATTCCGTGGGTCTTGTCCCTTCACTTGAAGTTGTGGCTGGTTTGCCTGTTAGCAAATCTGCTGCTCTAGCTTGTTTCAACGCAGAGTCAGATTCAGCCTTCATCCGTTCTGTTTCTGCCTTAGACACATTAACCATCGCTTCACTTTGATTCCAAATAGCTTCTCCACGATCTCTTTCCGCCTCCGCTTCCATCTCTTTATCCCTTCTAACGCTATCAACCATAGTCTTTTGTACTGTGAATTGATGTTGCTCTTGTTTCAATTTTTGTGCAGCCATCTTAACCTGTTGATCAAAGTCAGGCTCTGGTGGTTGTGGGTTAAGAGAGTTTTGTAAAAATGTGTCTATCGTAGACATAAGTTTTTCTTTGTCTTCTACGTTATAATTCTTAATTACGCCCTTAAGAACTATCCAGTAAGCAGGAGACCCAGGAGGAGTTGTTTGAAGAAGTTGGGTGAGTTGTGCTACTTCAAACTCGCGAGCCTGTGCTCCCAAAGCCCCGTGAACCTTAAATTTGTAGTCTGCTACGGGATATCTCTCCGTATCAAACTGCATGTACCGCCAAGCAATCTTGTGAATTAGTGGCGATAAGAACTCGTATTCCATGTTTCGGAGAGTTCTTTTGGCTCGCTTGAGCAACGCGCCCATCATCATGGACATCCCACCTGCTGTCTCGTTTCGCGGATTAACTCCTAACGGAGCAGCGGTGTCTAATGACCCTGTAGCCATAGTTACCATTCTCTCAAATTCCGCAGTTTGTCTGTAACTTTGTGAGTCAGGGCCGGGGAATTTAAAGGGAGCGATAGCTTCGTTAACAGGGCCAGAAACTATAATATTTCTTCCTGGCCTCACCGTAAAATCACTATTACGCGGGGCCATCATGCCATTAACCAGCATTACTGGGTAAGTTGCAAGAGCTAAAGCGTCTATCCTAGCTCTTAACTCTGCATCAAGTGCTTTCTGTGGGTTATATCCTTTTTCTGCGATACCTCTACCCCAGAATCTATTCGGTACAGTATCCCACTGGAACGCAACAAAAGACCTGTCTTGCATTATAAAAGGGTTACGAACAATTTTTAACAACGTGCTTCTATTGGCTATCCAGACTATACACTCTACCATTTCAGCAGCATCGTCATACTCTATTTCGCTGTTCTGTTCTGCGAACTCTACAAGGGGATCTGTGACACTATCTTTCTCGGCATCTTTAAACAGTCCTTTTGGGACTAGTCCGTGATATTCCATGATCTCTACATGCTCAACTTGCTCGTAATCCTTTTCTGTAATATCTAAGGTTGCATGTTGCTCATCTGTTGTGTTATAAAATCCAACAGGAGATTGGTTCCAAATACCCCGTTCTTGTTTCTGTAAAACCTCATGTCTTGGGATCGTATACATGTGAGCGACCCCTAAAGCATCATCAATACTTTTTGCAGCTACGTCTATAACAAATTCATTCGGATCAACTGGAACTAAACTGACGTGTAAATCTTCTTCAAAAGCTATATCGGAAGTAGTACCCATAGACCCTGTAAGGGGTATCCGTCTTGGTTTCTTCTCTACAGTGATTTTACCTATACCAGTACCATAAAGGCCAGCATTGAGTAGTATTTCAGATATTGCTTTATTGACTCGGCGTGTCTCAAAATCCTCCAGTAATTGTTCTGTAACTTGGCCTAGTCTTGTGTCTATATTCTGTGCGATTTCCTCTATTTGTTCTGGAGATATTTGCTCTTGATTTTCCTGTATAATCTGTTCAAATATTCGTTCTCGTACATCGTCTTCTAAGTCAAACCAACGTTTTCTGTGGAAAATGGTTTCTTCCATTTCAGAAACACCAGCCTCTATAGATTGCTGAAGCGCTGGCGCGATAATTTTAGAACGTTCGTGACTTCTAATCTTGTCCGTTTCCCCTGCGTGTTGTCCTCTCCAAATTCTATAGTACTCTTTCCACCTGTCTTGGTGTTGTGCATTACGAGACCTTTCCCAATTCTCTACCTTGTACACCACCCACCCTGTTACCTCGTCATCATAGACTTTTCTCTCCTGCATAGGAGAATTTACTGCGGGGTCTACAAGTTTTGCTATCGCCATTCTTTAATATCCTTTGTTACAAACCGCTTATTAGATCCATTGGTTCCCATTCAGACTCACCAAGGCTTTGATCCATGTCGTATGGAGTAACTCCTATTTGGTCAATATATGCTAAACTATCCATCATATCGTCGTGAGCCAACGGATTAGGAAAATCTAATAACTGGTTTAACAGTTTCTTTGTATAAGCCCCTGGTTGAAAGGTAAGGCGTCCTTGTTCCATACGCCCCTGTAATGCCCACACTATACGATCATATTTCTTTTGGTTTCCGTGAGACAACTCCGTAATATACGGATATGTGTTCAATCGCCTCATATTATCTTGTAGGTACGGCATTAGTGCGTTTTTTAAAGCTCCACGCTCTATCCCAACCGCTCTTGGCTTATATTTCTGTGCTGCACGTAGTATTCGTACTGCTGTTTCTCTAACATTCCACCTTCCAGTGATTATTTCGTGACAATGCCACCCTTCAGTTGTTATCTCTACTACAGAGATAGCTGTCTCGTCTAATCTTTTAATTTTACCTTGCGCTATGCCTTTAACATCCCCGTAACCAGCGGGATCTACGGTCATATAAAGGTCACCTCCGTGGAAACCCTTATCTTCTATTTCAAATAAGTCAGAAGTAAATACCGTACCACCAAATGATGAAAAATTAGCCTCGAATTCTTGCTTTACGAACTCTAAAGGCATGTCTTTAGTCGCTAAAACTACCTCTTTGGGGTCCAAAAATGGATTATCCAAGGATTTAAATGTCCAAGCTCCCCACTCATCAGCCTCGTCTGCTTGTCCTGCGCTTAAAAAGAGGTCATAAAAGTGATTTTTTCCGTTTGGTGTCCCTATGAATAAGCCTCCCCCTCTTACATCAGCTAATGTTGGACGAATTATAGCCGTCCAAACATCTTCCTTCATAAAAGCATACTCATCCATGACAACATAGGACAATCCAACACCTCGGAGAGTCTCTGGGCGATCAGATCCTTTAAGATAAATCTGTCTCCCGTTTGTAAGGGTAAGTATGCACTCATTCTCCCTTACCTTCTCCGTTATAGGCGCAGCCATTTGCTTTAAAGACTGCCACATAATATCTTTGGCTTGGTTAAATGTCGGAGCTATGTAGTAACAAGCTTTATCCGACAGGTCGTAGCCGTACTCGTTTTTCATTTCAAGAGCTTTTATAATTAACTCCACCCTAGCCAGATAAGATTTACCAAATCTTCGTCCCGCGCCAACAACTTTGAAACGCTTTGGAGATGTGAAAATCTTTTGCTGTGCTTGGTGTAATTTAAACGTAAGCTCTGTTGTCACAAACTACTTCTTCTTCTTAGGTTTCTTCTTCTTCTTCTTTTTAGGCGGTCTGCCTCGTTGGGAACCATAAGTTCTTGGGCCTTGTGGCATTATTATTTACCGCCGTTAGACACGCCTTTAGGCGGTATGTTAGTTGCTGGAGCTATAGACGCTGCCGTGTGTAGCTCGGCACTTAACGTAACACCTTGGTTATTTACACCACCTGATTTCCCCGCATTAGCTTTATCGCTACATTGCCGATCTTTCATACTCTTGCACCTCCTTGAAATCTGCCTCAACAGTTTCGTTTTCTTCAACACTGATGTCATCAAGACCTTTAATATTGATGACGATTCCTCCAGCTTCTTGAGCGCCGTAATGCTCAACAGCTTTCCTAGCCGGTATTGCTCTTTCAAGCAGGAGGCGTGCGGCTGTCATATCACCTCCTTTAGCTTCTTTTACGACTCTTCGTATAATAGCCTTAAATTCTTTGTTCATTTCTCCAGCGAATTGATCTATCAACTCGTTTTGAAGAAGCGTTAACTTATTCTTTGACCCTGGTGTTCTACCTTGAGGGTTAAGTGATGGTCCCCCTTTTACTAAGGCTGGATTACCTCTTTTTTTAGCCATAAACTAAAATTGCCTATTATATTGTAAATTAGCTCTTGTAGAACCCGGAACACTTGGTGTACTGCTCGCTCCTCCTGTTAAAGTACCACCAAAAAGATTATTCAAATAACCGCTAAATAATAGCTCTTGCATAGGATCACCTCCAAGCGTATTTCCTCTTAGTGTAGTTCCTATCCTACCTCCGTAGCTCGGTGTGTTATAACCTAGTCCAGCTTCTCCGCTATATGCTCTTGGTATAAATCGATTAAAGTTTTCTATACCCCCGCTTGCATCTAAGCTTAAATTTTCAGTTAAACCTAAATTTTTATCTAGGCTTAGTCTAGGAAGTCTGTTTGTACCCAAATAGCTTGGTCTTGAACTAAACAAACTACGCCTTCCTGACGCTTGCATTATAGGTTGCTGCGTTTCCCCTTCTTTTACTAAACGCGGTGTCCGCCCTTTTGGTGTAGGTTCAGAATAAGGAGCTAGTATACCCTCTAACCACTGAGGGTCTTGCAAGCGTTCAAGCACAATTTGTCGAGTTAATTCGTCCATTTATACTAACGAAAGATTTCCTTTATCCGCTTATTTTTAGTTATATCTGGTATAGTGTGGTGGTACTTACCATACATCTCTTTTTGGGCGTCACGATCTCCTGACAAAATTCTTTTAAAGAGCTTATCCGTACCCTTTTGCTGGTAAAGATTAGCTAAAAAAAGCTCTACCTGCTGTTCCGTAGATAAGAGATTTGGATCTCCGTGATCCTTGGCTTCTTCTACCCAAGAAGGCACCTCCAATCCCCTGGCTTTGTAAGTTGCCTTTGTTCTATTTAATCCAGTAACAAACGCATTACCTTCTCCTTTGGTAAGAAATTGAAAAATTCCTCTTGCTGAGCTAATGTCGCTAACAGTGTCTGTACCACCAGAACTTTCTATCTCTGCTACATTATTAATAAACTCTTTTAGATTAGTAGTGTCTTTTATGTTATATACACTAGAAAGAATATCTATCATGTTATTTGTATTTTGAGGCTCTGGTGTCATTTCAAGGCTCTCAGAAGAAAGATCGTCTAAAGCTGAACCTGTTGGATCAAAAGAAGACCCACGTAAACTTTGTACTGCAGACTGAATAGGGTCGCCCGTGAGGAAATTATAAGGCATTAATAGGGTCTGGAGAACTTACTGAAAATGTCCCGCCCTAGCGGTAAACTTGAGTCTTTTCCCATTCCAAACGTTCTTAATGCTAAGGATGGGTTGTGTATAGAACCTAAAGAAGCCGCATTGCGCGGCACAGAGCCGTACATTTGGTTTGGGCCGAACGAGAACTGCCCTTGGGGTAGAGGTGATGGCGGGAGTTGCTGTTGGAACTGGTTATTTAGTGCTGACCCATACGAATTCATTTTCCTACGATTATCCTCCCCAACAGGACTAGTAGGCTGCATGAAAGAACCGTAAGTTGAAACAGGCATAGTATCTCCCTTTTAAAAAAACAATTCTATTCAAGCGTACCTACATTATACACTATTTCTACACCCCTGTCAAGGGGGGTGTGCTATTTATTTTATGTTTGTTGATAGTAGTTATAAAAAGAGTATTATATATAGTTTAGTATCTATAGTATATAGTAGTATATAGTATATAGTATATATAGTAGTATATATATTATATATATTATATTATATATATATAGTTGTTCTTACTTCTCATTACTGGGTAGTTTTTTGAAATAACTTTTTTTTTAAGTAGGTCAAAGTTTTATTTTGATAATAATACCATTACCCGAACCTATTTATTGAGTTGGGTTTAAGCCAAAGTTTTCTACAAGAAAACTATTCTTTCAAGTTTAATATTAAGTCTTTGTTTTATAAAC